CGACCACTGCCCTAAGATTACTTGCTCATAAAGAACCTGTTGTCGCCGCGAACTATGTTCGACGACAATTACCAGCCAAAGGTGTTGCTTATCGTTCTATAGGCGATTGGAATAATCCATTGCCCTTTGATACCACAGATGATCTAGTTACAGTGGAAGGTATTGGTATGGGCTGTATGTTGGTTAAAACAGATATACTTGACAAGATTCCGCAACCTTGGTTCGAGTTTGGTTGGACACCTGAAAGCAACGACCATTTAGGTGAAGACATGATCTTCTGTCAAAAAATGGCTCAAGAAGGATACCAAGTTAAAGTAGATACTCACTTGAGTATGGAACTACGCCACTTAGGTACATGGGCATTCGGCCCAGATTTAATCGATTAAATCTAATAACAATTCTAATTTGGCTCTAATAGCCTTATTGTGAAAACTGTTTTTAACACCTTGGTGTAATGGTTTAGGCCAGTTATCAAAACTACACCAAGCGTAACCGCTGTGTTCTTCATTTAGCGTAGGAATAAATTCTTTATCCACTATCAACACATAGGTGTTATATTGAAAGTTTTGATCATTGCTAGTGAACAACTCTAAAGGAATAGTTTTTTTGATAGTAGGAGTCTTACCTACTTCTTCTGAAATTTCTCTGTTTAACGCTTCGTAGGGCGTAGCGTCAGTGGGCTCTTTTTTGCCGCCAACCAACCCCCATGTGTCCGCAGTTTTTCCCTGTGTGCGTAGTAGGAACAAAAATCTCTTTGTATCCCTGGCTAAAAATAACCCACCACTACAGATGATTTGATTTAATACATTGTTCATGTTTATATTATAACACTAATGACCACAGTAACGGATCGTACACGCCTTCGAAGCTCTTACTCCATTCTCCGTTCTTCCATACATATTGTAAACCTGTGTATGAATTAGTTATATAATATATGGATGTGGTTGTTGTACTATCGAATATAACACTCCAAGTACTACCGTCCCACTGTATAATATCATTTGCGGCTGCTTGAAAATCACTACCGTCAGTATTTTTCCATGCACCAGGCCCGCTGTAACCACCTGTTCCGAACTCAGGTACCTGATTAATACCTTCTAGTATTAGGTAACGAACTCCTCTTACAGGTCTAGTAGGAACATATGTTTCAGGATTGATAATAGCATCAATAGTTCCGCGACTGTCCACGGAAGTTGTAATAATTGTATTTCCAGGAATAGTGTCAGAATCAAAATTCAGATTCATTTGTTTGCTATCCAAAGGATTTACAGATATGTAGGCAACAATTTGATTGCCCACAGGAGTCGTTAATCGTATTTGACTTAGACCTGCTCTAAATTGACCAGGATATAAATCTAATAACGAATACCAATCTGTGTTAGATGTTGTTCCGTTTGAATCAGCTATAGATGTTTCATTAGATATTAATGAAGCTACTCCGTCTAAAACTAGCAGTTCAAAATTTCCCGGAGTAACAACTACTTCTCCAATTTGTGTTCCTAATGCAGGATAAACAGCATCTAAGTCTCCATAGGAAGAAATAAGGCCTGAATCATCTGAAAATATATTATTAATAATTTTTGTAATAATACCTAATTTTTTAACCTTAGCTGGCGGTGTAATCCATATAGGAGTTTCAAATGTTAAGTTAGCAATATCGATATCTTGATTAGTACCCTGTGGTATTTGTCTATTAGACCAAGTTGACGATTTAAGTTGTAGTACAGTCAAACTGGTCCAGTCTACATAGTTGTCGGTAGTTTGTATTTCTAAACTAGGGTTAAACAATACTGTAATTTGTTCAAGAATTTGTAATTTTTGTTCTGTGTTTGTTGCCCATATATCTGCGGCCAATGTCAGTTTATATGGACAAGGCATGATACGTTCGACGGTATAGCCACTACCTTGAGTGTTTAATAAATTGCCGTTTTCGTCCAAGGCCCTGTCTCGTATTTGTAATTTACTAACAAAGGTTGGATCTTGTAATCTAGTTTGATCATAATCTAAACTTTTAATGTAACAAGCAATAAACGGAGCATTAGGAATTGTGTTCTCGGTATTTTTCTTCAATAGTTGCGATGCTTGACGATTTGGATCGCCGTACATAACAGGAACTTGTGTAAGTTTACCAGTGCCATCTTGATAGGCAAAGTTACTAAAGGCTCTCATGAACTGAGTTAGATAGCGTCGTATTTGACCGTCGTAGAAAAAATCCATTTTTAATTATCCGCTTTAGGTTTTAACGCTTTGCTCAATGCTTGACGTTCTTTAACCACTGATCCATTGATTGTGGAAGTAGTTGAATTATTAATAAACGTACCTTTTTGTGTGTATCTATTAGAATCACCTTTAAAGGTTCCGCTGGTTGTATCTTGTGAACCAAATTCATTCATAGTCATTTGAACATTCTTAGAATATAAAATCCAATTTGATCCGTCAAATCTATAAAGGGCGTTGGGCAAATAATCTGTTCTTAAGAAAAATGCGCCTTGTGCTGGCTTGTAAGGAAATACGATACCTTGACCAAAAGGTGCGCCATTAGGTGGAATGCCGCTACCTGATAGATATCCTACATACAAATCTTTACTAGGAGTATGTAACACCATGCTGGCATCTAAAACTTGTTGGTCAATACTGGCATCGTCTAAGGTATCGCTAGTATCTGCAATATCAACCAAACCTGATGCCTTTGTAGGAATAATATAAAATGCGCTGGTATCATATCCAGCAACAGGAGCGTCTGCCATGGCTTGTTCTACTATAGAATCATTAATTTGAATATTTTGATTGTAGGTGCTTAGTAAATCTCGTAATGTACTACCATCACCGTTACCACTATCTTGTCCAAGTATTTGACTAAATTCTTGACTGTCAACCAACGGAACGCACTTAGCACGAACTAAATGTGGATACCAAGTAACACTGAATCCGCTGGTAGGACGGCTAACATCTTGGACAACATAGAATCTTTTTAATGCCACGAAATTATTATCCAATGCGTACTCGTCTTTTAGATGTGGCAATTCGATAACATCGCCAGGCATGATTTTACGTCCTAATGCTTCTACATGAGTTCTTAAATGTAGATGCATCATTACCGTGTCGTTGGTTAAAAACATACCAAACTGACTTAGATTAAAATCTAAATCCTGCATAGTGTAGATACCACGGATAACATAAACGTCGGGCTCATAGTTTCTATCACGATTTTCCATGAATAGTACGTCCTGTATTCCTAACTCCGGAGTAGGATTGGCACTGTTATCGGGAGTAGTTGGAGTAACTCCGTCAGTGGCGTTAGGGCTTGTTGGTCCTAGATACTTGTGGATAAGAACATCTGTCCCGCCCACTTGAAAGCGTTCATTTACAACGCGGTCTATGAACTTGAAATCATTGCCCTTTTCGGGTCTATATAGTGACAGTCTTGGCATACTTGTATTTATGGCTTGTTAAATTTACATTTATCACCGTGCCATCTATAATAGTTAGTTCCCGCAATTTCTCTATCACAATGTGGGCAGGTATATTTTGTCCGCATTTTTGCTCGTTCAGTCATTTTAAATAATGTTTCACTAGAATGCGATTTTCCTTGATTCCAGGCACCAATTAGTGCCGCAGTGTCTTTTCTTCTATGAGATATTAATAATTTTTCTTCAGCAGTTCTAGGAATACCTTTATTCCACGCGGTTTTTCCTTTATTTGCTTTTGAAATTTTTTCCTTAATCGTTTCTGAAGTAATTATTCCTTTCCGTAATGTTCCATATTTCTTCCTTAAAGATTCATATGTTCTGGAATTAGGTTTATATCTTTTTTGAAAATCAGCCCCATTAATTAACATTCTCCAAAAAGCCCTGTCCATTTTTATTTGTTGTTCTTTATACACCATTTTTGTTAATAACCAATGACACAAGAAATGTTCGCGGGCTGTTAGTCGAACAATATTCGATTTTAAGTTATCTCCACCCAATGATTTTGGTATAATATGATGCCTTTCTGAATATCCAGTAAGTTCTGTCCTTTGTTGGCCCGATGTTATAATATTGTAATACCAAGTGGTATACTTGTTTGTTAAATACATTGCTGATGCTCCTATAAGCGTTAGAGTAGTTGGGGATTCCCGTCCCGCGAACTGCACATATTTATATAAATATTATTATGACCGATACCGAACAATCCCGCCAAGACGTAGTTGACTATATATATGCCTTTCTTGGAGGATCAATGGTTGATGTGGAATTAGATCCTATCCATTATAATCAAGCCATCGATCGTGCGTTGGCCAAATATCGCCAGCGTAGTAGCAATGCTGTTGAAGAAAGTTATGGATTTTTAGACCTAGTGGTTGATCAAAATGAGTATATTATGCCCAAGGAAGTTATCAGTATTCGTCAATTATTTAGACGTAGTATTGGTAGCAGAACTGGTGGCGGTGATGGCGGAAGTTTGTTTGAGCCGTTCAACTTGGCTTATTCAAACACCTATCTGCTGGCCAGTACCAATATGGGCGGTTTAGCAACTTACTACGCATTTGCTTCATATCAAAAACAAGTGGGTAAAATGTTTGGTAGCGACCTTAACTTTAGCTATAATTCTACCAACCATACATTGACAGTTTCTCAACGTCCCTTTGCTCCAGAACAAGTTTTGGTTTGGATGTACAATTACCGTCCAGATTTTAACCTATTAAGTGATGTCTATGCAGGGCAGTGGTTAAAGGATTATTCCTTAGCCAATGCTAAGGTAATGTTGGGTCAAGCTCGTGAAAAATTCCCTGCTATTGCTGGACCACAAGGTAGCAGTGGATTAAATGGATCGCAACTTAAAGCTGAAGGTAAAGCCGAAATGGATCAATTAGAAATGGATCTAATTAACTACAAAACAGGCGATACTCCATTAAC